CGCCGCTCGGGTGGTAAAACGTCGCGGTGTCGTTAAGTGTCGGCACGCCGTCCTTAACCGTGATTGTGGAGCTGCCCGCTTTCACCGCTAAATCACGCGACGGGTAGTCCCACTGCACGCCGTCGGTGCCTGGCGTCAAGGTGTCTAAACTCATGCCCGCATAGTCTCGGGCGGGGCTGTTGTTTGCGCGTACCGCGATACGGGCCACTGCGCGAGCTGCAACGCTCAACGGTAACTCGGTGCTACCTGGCAGCGGTATCTGTATGTTAACGCGGTCTGATGCGCGCGCGTCGGGCACTGCGGTCGAAGCCGACACGGTGGTCAAGGTGTTGCCCGTTACCACGGTCATTGGTTTTTTAGTAGTTGCGCCCCACCGGCCCTCTCCGAAAGTGCCGTACTCAGTTAGTGCGGCCGTGTCGGCGACTTCTAAGCAGTTAACCGCCAAGGTCACCCACACGTCCCCGATTTGGTCTAGCGCGGGCTGTACGGACGGATTAACCAGCCCGCCCGCAGACTGTGTGATCGCAAACGCGGTGCCTGCTGTCGTGTCGCCTATGACTTCTATAACGACCGAGTTCGCGCTAGTACCAGCCCACTTGGTGGTGAAGCTCATCTCGGTCGTGCCGTCAGTGGGCAATACCGGCATATTCACATTAGCGCTAACCGCTGCCGTCATAGCCGTGACGATATCTGCTACGGTGTCGCCGGGGCTGACTACGAATGCGGCGGAGCTTTGACCACCTGCGCGCACCACGTAGCTCGCTGCCACGGTCTGCGTACCTGATGGCGTCACGTCGCCACTAGCGACTACGCCTGTGCCTGCGTCTTCTAAGGGGTACACTGTAAGCGGGACCGTGCCCAAACCGTCGCCGTTACTAGGTAGTAGTTTTAGCGCGGCTAGATGCAAAGGGCTGCCGAAGCCGTACACGCTGCCAACCTCGAAGGAGCTGGTGACGTCACGCTTAGTCAGTGAGTAGGTCACGGTGGTGTTACCTTGCCCGATTAACGCAACGCGCTGCGGCAAGTATACGACCTGGCCCCCGCGAAGGTCTTTGAACTCGGTTTTTATACCTACGACGCGTGATACTGCCGACGCGTCTATCGCTGTGGATATTGCCATTTTTTTCGCACCCCCTATGGTGTGTAGTCATACTCTGCTTGAATTATAACTTGATTATCCGAGCTGCGCTCGAATTCTATTAAAACGTTTTCTAGTTCGACGCCGTCATATTGTGGCGAGAACTCCGAGAACTCGACCTCTAGCAACAACCTGCACGCCATCACCTGCACGCCGTTTAGGTCGCCTTGCTGCGGTTGGAACCCGTTTATGCCCCTTACGAAGCGCTTCCACACCACGCCGCGCATGTCAAGGTACGCGTAATTCGCGGACATTAAAATGTTACGGACTAGCCGCGCGGTGCGCATGGCTTCCGCCGCTGCCAGCTCGTCGCCAGGGATTTGCCCGGTGCCGTCCGCTGCGGCAACGCCGTACCCGTAGCAATCGACGTTAAAAATAGCTGAGGTTTTCTGCCGCATCACGACATTGGACGCGCTGGGGTCGAATGTCGACGCCTCCCAGAACACGTTTACCACCGGGGTGGTGTCACTCTCGCTGAACTCGCCCCACGGGTTAACGCGCTCGAGGAACACTTTTAAGTCCCAATCTGCGGGGTTTTCCGCTGCTAAGGCCGCGAGTGCCATTTGGGACTGCACTTCTAACGCCAGGATAGCCCCGATTTGGTCCCGCACTACCTCGACGTTATCGCGCTTGTTTATCAACGTTTGGATGGTCGTCACGGGGCGTACACTTCGAGTTTACACGACACGACGCCGAGCACGTAGTCCGGGTCGGCGCTTATGACTTTGCACGCGCCGGACGCGCCGAGCACGTCGGTAAATTCAACCGTCCACGGCTTCTCGCTTCGCTTGGAAACATTGCGCGGGATGCCTAGGCACTTCTCTTGCAAAGTACGGATGCGAATGACCACCCCTATCGATTTGCCCGACACCATTTGGCCGGTGTCCGGGTCGATCAATGCCGAGATATCATTCGCTTGGATACTTAAACACCCGAAGTTTCCCTCGGGGTCTGTAATCACCGCAGGCCAGCCGAAGCCATACTCGCCGTCTTCCAGCGTAGTGGCTAAATCTCTCTCAGCTAGTGCGCGGATGTTCATTATGACTTGACCACGTAGCCACTTTCGACTAGGTCGTCGAGCTGTTCCTGTGTGCAAAGGTCACACACTTTAAGCTCACCACCCGCAGACACAACGCCGCGCCCTATCGCTAAGCTCTTGCCTGGCGCTACGCGGTACTGCTCGCCGCTGTCGCCTTCCGCTTCCGGCGGTGCGTCGCCTTCCGCTTCTGCGCCTTTCAGCGTTTTAACTAATTCGGTTAGCTGTTTGTTTGTTAGTCCTTCGGTTTCAATTTCTGTGCCGGATGCGGCTGCCAGATCGACGGCCTCGGCTGTTAACTGCGCGTTATTCGCCATTGTTTTCGCCCTTCTCGGTCGGTTTGTTAAATGCGGGCCTTGCGGCCCGCGTTACGTCACTCTAGAGCTGCGTGGTTAAACAGCCGTAGCTGTCTATGTCCGTCGGGATCATAAGCGGTCTAGAACCTACGCCGCCGAACAACTGCGAGCCGTCCGGGCTTAGCCACACCGAGGTGTGCAAGTCCATGCGCTGCGCACTTGACCCTAATCGTGCGGGCATCTCCGGCAAAATGTTAGCTGTTGCGCCTAATTCGCGTCCAATGTGCGGAATGCCGCCGAAGGTGGCGTCTAGTCGCGCAGTGGACGAACGGACAATAACTTTGCCGGGGTCCATGTATGGCGTACTAACACCGGTTACCGGGTCCTTGTAGCGCCCGTCGTAGGTGTACACGTCCAGCTTATAGTTGCCGACTTCGATGGTGCCACGGTAGATACCCCCCTCGCCCACCGATTCCATAGACGTGATGGTGCCGATGTCTGCGCGGCGCGAGTCGTAGCGTGTGTCTAGAAAACCTGCCGTGCTAAGTAGGTTTTCCCACGCATCCACCCCGAAGACGATCTGGTCGGGAGACGTCAAGCCGTTGCTGCGGATCGCGTCACAAAGTGCCCCGATGTTCCCTAACTTCTGCGCCAAGGTGGCCGTGGCCCATGTTACCGCAGCCGTAGGGAAATGAGCAGCTTTAGGCTGGAAGTTCAACGCGTAAAGCGAAGCGCCCGCCGAGTCCGTTAGTGTTACCGCACCAGTTTGCATGATCTGCGAGCTTTGCAGCTCGATCGAGCGGCGGAATTTGCGTTCTATTTGGCGCATACCACTGAACATTTTCTTAATGATGTTCGCGCGATAGTTCGGGTTTTGGAAATTGGTTTCGCCCGGCATACGCTTAATCAGATCGTACGAATTCAAAGGCACGCCCTCTTTAAGAACTGGCGCGGTGAATTCCTTGCTCGTGTACTGGTCGAACGAGTTCATGCGGTGGTTGGAGCTAAGGTCCTGCACCACGATCGCGACGTCTTCCTCGCTTCGCACGATGTCGACCTCGACCTTCTCTCCGTCGTAAAAGTTCTCCGGTCTGGCCCGAAACATGCCGGATATAAAAGCCGTGGTGCCCGCTTCTTTGTAATACGCGCTGATTAGACGCCGTGTGATATTGTCGCTCATGTCATGCGCTCCTTACTGATTGTCCAGAATGTTTAGTTCTGAAACGTCGATGGGTGTCATGCCGTAATCACGTAATTGATCCATGACCACTGCGTCGATGTTGGATGCGTCTCCGTCTGTTGCGATCACAAGCTTCTGCTTGCGGTACTCGCCCGACACAGCCGCGCTTATTGGGGTGTCCCCCGCGCCAGCCACGACAACCTCGTACGTGATTATAGCTTTAGGTACGCCGTTGCCGTTGGTAGACCCACCTTTCACGAACAAAACGAGCTTACCACTTGCCGAGTCGCGCGCTAAGATCGTGCCCGGCTTAACAGTAGCCGCGCCAGCCATAGCCAGAACGTCGTCACGTGTAACGGACGAGGAGAAAATGGGGTCGGCTAACGTGTTGTTAGTCACTGTAATGTTTGACATGTTTGCTTACTCCTGGCCGATGCCGCAGGAAGCCTCTACAGCGGCTAGGATGATAGCCTCGTCTGTGGATGCATTCACATTGCTAGAATCCGGGCTACCGGGGTTTGTGTTGCCGCTGTCGTCGCCTTCACGGGCTGCGATGTTGCCACGGTTAGCTGCAGCCATGACGTGCTTAGTCTGCACCGCCATGTCTACCTTATCTCCGCTTACGCAAGCCTTGACCGCGTCGTCGATTAGTCCTGAGCCTTGGCCGAGGTTTAAATGTGCGCTTACGCGCTCGCGTTCTTGTTCAATGCCGTCTTGCACCGCCGCCATGTAAACGTCGGGGTGTGAGGCTTTGAGTTCTTGGACGTTCTTCATAGGTCCGATCTCCGGGGTTGTGCCGCTCGCTGCGGCGGTGGTTGTTTTACTTTTTACGATGCGGAGTGGTGCCCCCGCGATCGAGTCAATCATGCCGCGTTTTAGCGCAGCGTCAGCCAACATTGTAGCACCCTGGCCATACTCTGCGTTAATTTTGTCCGTGGTGGTGCTTCTGCCGGATGCTATGGTCTCGACGAAAAGATCGTGCATTGCGTCGAGTTCCTCCCGAACCGCTGCCACACCTTCGGGGGTGTTGACGTCCGGGCGTTTATTTGGGGCGTTGGTGCTAGTGATCTGCACCTCGCTTGCGTCCGTGGAGAACGTGGCAACCACGCCGATACTGCCGAAACGTGCGGCCTTATTGACTGCGGTTATCTCGTCGGCCTGGCTGACCAGCGCGTAAGCTGCGGACGCGGCCAAGTTGGATACGACTGCTTTAATAGGTTTTGTGGTGGACTGCATCGCGCCGATAGCGTCGAACAGCCCCTCGAAATGCCCTCCGCCGCTGTCGACGCGCATCTCAATGCGTGACACCTCGGGGTTTTGCTCGGCACTTGCGAACGCAGCTACGATCTCGGGGTACGTGACGTTACCGCCGCCGAATAGCATAGCCATAAAACTGGGCGACTTAGTGATAACCCCAGAGACGTTTATCTGTGCGACGTCTCCGGCGATGTTCAAAATACGCGGATTGTCGCCCTCGCTCGCGGTGTTGAATCGCGCCTCGTAGCTCGCTTGCTGCTCTGCAGTGGGCACGCAGCCATTAGCCTGCGCGGACTCCATCACTTTTTTAATCTCTGCGGCTAGTAACCACATGCTTAACCCTCGCTTAGCTGGTTTTGTATCTCGTCGATTTGGTACGCCATAGCCGAGACGGCCGCGTCGGTCTCTTCTGCTCCGAACTCGGCGCGCAACTCTAACAGCGGACGCAATGCGTCCGCTTTTTTCTCGTTCTCAATTCTAAGCCGTGCTATATTCTTGTCGAATTTCGTACCGGTTGTAATGCGCGCCTCGCGGGCATTAGTAGACCAGCCGTTCGCGACCAGTAACTCTGACCCCTTGGCTTGCTTCAACATATCGGTGCTGGGTTTTATGGACCCGAGCCACTCGACGTTCACCCACGCTGCAAACACGTCGTGCTTGCCTGGGTCGCGCCACGCTTCCAGAAAACCGGGGGCGGCGATCTTGCCAAGTAACACCTGGCTAATCAGCCACTCTTGATAAATTGGCGTTGCGAAGGTGCACCCGAAGTCCTCCCAAAATTTGTTTAAGTATATCTTGAATTCGTTTATCGCCGCTTGCGACGCGGAATAGTTGCTCGAAAAAGCGAGCGTTAAAATCTCGGGGGGTATCTGGTTTGCCCACGCTACAGCCTGCATTATCGTGCGTTCAAACTCCCCAAAGTTGCTGTCGGTGCCTTCCCCGCCTTTCAGTACTGGTTCTTCGCCGTGCTGCAACTCGGTAAATACCGTGCCAGGCATCATGCCGAGGGCCTGCATTGTGCGCGGCGCCCCGCCGCTGTCGTCGGTGGTCGTTACCTCGTCCCGACGTACTGCGCCGCCGGTCATAGGCAGCGTGCCCATTTTGTCCTGTGTTTTCTTGATGAACATCGACAGGAACGAATTCACGACCGCCTTGCGCTGCGTGCTGTCTCTGTACCTGTCTATCTCTTTGAGCGACTGCAGAACGATGGTTAAAAGCGGCTGGCCTCGGACCTCGTCGAGCCTTCGCTCAGTGCCGTACACCAACCACGCCCTGCGCCTGCCGGACTTCTCGCCGTAGGCCGCAACGCGGTTGAATGTCCCGTCTTTCTGCCGCACATAATACGCAGTCTGTCGCCCTTGCTTGTCTAGCTCGACCCCGTGCTTGACTTCGTGGCCTTCGCGTAAATTCTTAATACCTAGGTACGGCGTGTCTACCGCATTGCCGCTAACTAGCTGCACGGTGGGCAATTTCGTTTGCCTGTTTTGTGTCACAACGACGAGTACATCACCCTCGATCAGGGCCTCTTGTCTAGCTGTGGCCTGCAGCGCTCCGAATGTCTTCTCCCGAAGAAAGTCGCACACGCCAGGGCTTTTACCCCACAACGCGAAACGGTTCTCGGTGTTCTCGGTCCACTTGGACAAACTGCCCTCGGCTACGCCTAGCACACCCTCGTCGGGGAACGATTCAGGCGTTAACCCTGTGTTTATCTCGTTAGTGACTAGCCGCCTTATGATGCCTTTGGCGTATAGATTTTCGTTAAACAGCTGCGCGGAACGGGCGCGAAGCGTCCAATAGTCCGTCGTCTGTATCTGTGTGGGCCCAAAACCGCCCGCAAACTTCCCGCCATCATGTATGGAGTGTTGGGAAGGGCTGGATTCCTGCTGTCCGCTGTACGAATACGGCCGCAATGCGTCCGCGTCGACGATATGGCCTTGGGTGGTGACGGTGTCACTGTACGCGGCGAATGACTCGCGAAGGGTGCTAAGTATGCTCAAAATGCGGGCCTTACTATTGCCGCCGAGCCGTTTTCGCGGGCGCACATGGTGGCGAGACGGTTGTACAAGCTCGATAGCAGCTCGTTTAATTCTTTTAAATTAGTGCGCGTGACTTTCTGCACGCTCTGCCCCGTGTCCAGTGTGTACGACTCTACACCGCCCGCTACGCCGAGCGCTTCGATGGCGTCCTCGTAGGCGATAATCGCCCTTTTTGTGGCCTCTATTCGGCCCGCCATAAAATCAGCTGTGCTCACATTCTGGCTACTCCGGGTTCACTGGTTCGGTAAAATATAGCTTATTATCTTCAATGTAGCCCCAAAACCGATCCCAGTCAATAGACTCTAACTCGAAATGCTGGATGCACACCGCCCAAGCCAGTATCTCGACCGCCGCATACCCGTAGCCCAGCAAATCGAACAGCTCGTTTTTGGCGTTGCCCGGCCGGTGCCAATAATACGTCTTGTTTCCGTTGTCGTCGAGCTTCTCGCGTCGCACTTCGACGGTTAGCTCTTTGAGCTGTGCGTCGGTTACGTTCATAGGTGCGTTGAAATGGTAAGGCCGTTGTAACCCCGCGTCCTCGCGCCACTCTCGCCGCAGTACAGGGGCCATTCGGTCCTTGTAATGGTCTACTAGGATGCGGTACCCCACGGTGCCCGCTTGCGTCTTGAACTCCGCAAATTCCTTGATCGTTTGGTTTTTGCCAGGACGGTCACGCCCTAAAATTGGGTACACCCCCGAACCGTACCCAGCACAGAATGCCGTTACGGTGTCGTTCACGTAACCGGCGTCGACTAACGTTATAACGATGCTGTACCGCTTGCCGTCATCAGCTGTGTATACCGTTTCTTCCAAAAGCTCGCGCAAGCGTTGCCACACCGGCGACGATAGGTCGCCGCAATCCGGCTCTTTGCTGTCGTCTTCAAAACGCTGGTAATCGATCACGTAACAGCGGGCATCTCTCGTCCACCCCATGACAGACACCGCCAAATTGGACTTATGGACATCGACCTGGCACGTGATGAACAGGACGGGCGACCCTGCGAACTCTGTAGCGTGCTCGTTCGGTATTTCACCCATCCGGTACGAGGTGCGGCGATGCGCAGACACGGCGACAAACGACACCTTGGACCCGAACACCTCGAATGGCTCCGCTAGCACGTTATTGTAGAATACTTGCAGCTTGCCGAGGTCGCGGGCCTGGTTGTTGTCGATGTCCCACGCTTCGAGATAATCCGAAACGCACTTCCACCATGGCCGCATTCCGACCGGTGAATACAGCGCAGGGATATGGTACGAACGGATAAACGGGTCGGCGGGGCGTGCGGTAGGCTCCCAAAACGCGCCGTGTTCGGTCGCGAATAAACGCTCTTTGTCGTGTTCGTGGTGCGGGTGCTCGCAGTTCGTGCACAGATACCGCACAGAGTCAAGTTGTAACGCGCCGTCGTCTAGGTCCCACTTGAAGCCGCCCTTTTCTTCTTTCTTGGCCTGCCACCGTAACACCTGCGGGAATCCGCACGAACGACACAGCACTTTATATACGCGTTGGTCACCCCTTAAAAAATTATGTTGTATTTTGCTGGACCCTAACAGCAACGGCGTGGACCCTCTAAAAATCTTGGCCTGTTCTGTGTACCCGTCCGTCCGGGCGTCGCTGAGCTTGTCCGGGTCGCCGTCCTTGCCGACTGTGAGCGGCCATCCGTCGATCTCATCTTTTAACATCACAGCTATCGAGAACGACCGCATTTTATCTGCGTTCCTGGCCCCGAAAGGCACCATGTACCCTCCTTTCGAAAACTGCAAGTGGTTTTTAGTCTTGCCTGACTTGCGGCTGTTGCCCTCGTCGCTCGACCGTATGATATGCCCCTTGTCCGACTGTATGAACATCGGCAAAAAGTTGTTTTCTATCCGCGCCTCGGCTAGCTCTTTGTCCGCAGTCATATACATGATGGGCAGCGTGCCAATGTAATCAGCGTAATACAGCAGCCCGGATTCTAGCAGCGTCGAGTAGGTAATCTGTACGCCCTTTTTGACGTTCACCTCGCGCACCGGCGAATCAATGTCGAAACAGTCCACGATCTCGCGCATGAATGGGTTAACAGCGTACCGTATGTATCCCGGCTTCGAGGTCACCGAACTAGGTAGATACCGGTTCTCTTCGTTGTACTGTGATGGCGATATGTGGGACATTTCCTCGGTTAAACCATCGACCTCGGCAGCCAACCAGTCCGCCCCTACGTTTTCAATTCTCCTCATTTTTTAGCGCCTTGTGCATTTTCGTTTTGGCTGGTCGGATGAATGAGCCGAGTTGATCCTCGACCATCAGCCGCACCGCGTTTACGTCCTCGCCCGCCTGCGTGATGCTGTGCGCTCGTGCGGCGATTGTCTTGGCGCCGTCGGTTAACATGCGAACGAACACGGCGTCGATTCTGTCAATCACGGCGGTTTTTACCATTTCGCGGTTGACTAGCTTGCCCTCTTTCTCCGCGTTTTTCAGTCGTTTTTCGTTGATGCCTTCGATCTTTTGCACTGCTGACAGAAACGAGTTAAACCGGTCTTCAGTGCCGAATCGCTCCAAAATCTCGCGTATTGTGTGGTCCGCAAATTTGGCCAGATCCGCCGGGATCTCGAATATTTCCTCGTCTTTTTCGTCCGCAGCGGCGCTTTCCGGCGGGGGGTCTGTCGCTCGTGGCGGTTTTTTAGGCTGTGGAGGTGGCTTAGGTTTAGCGTACGGGGCGATTTTCGGGGGCGGTTCTCCGGGGGCCGGTACGAGGTCCGCCACGGTCATAATGTCCATAATTGCGCGGGCGCGGTTGTACCCGATACGGAATTCCCGCTGTATTGCGCTGATGCTGTAGCGGCCGGTTTTTTGGCAAAATTCTACGGCGTCGGTGTAGTACGGATCGATCGCAGGCCCCAGCGCGTCTGGGCTTTCCCGCGTCTGCCGTTCGAGGTACTCCCGCGCGGCTGGGTGGTTCAGGTCTATGTGCTTACCGATTTTTGCGGCTTTGAGAAGCGTATCGGCGACCTGTGTCACGCTCGACGGCGTGACGCCGCAGAGCTTCGCGAAATGGGAACGAGTGATAAGTTTTTTAGTCATGGGGGGAGTGTAGCGCGGCTTTTGGCTCTTGTCACCCCGCACTAAAATTGATCAAAAAATGACTGATTGTGCGAGGGGCGCCCGGCGGCATCAAAAC